GTTCGTCCGAATTTCGTCCGACCCTTTTCTGACGACCAAGGGCGAAAACCCTTCATTCAAAGCGTTTCCACCCTCATTTTGTCGGGATGAGGCGAAAGTCCACCACGCATATCATTTTATATAATATGTACGCGTGTACGATTTTAATGATTTTTACCACTTTTTTGAAGCAATCCCGTCCGAAATTCGTCCGAGTGTTAATCTTGACCGCGGTTTGTGCTTTAGTTTTCTTTTCACATATATATTAAATTATTTAATTTACTCATTAGATTTTCTAAGTCGAGCAATCTCGTCATTAAGTATCGAGATTATCTCATCTTTCGACTGGATAATCTTCCGCAACAGATCTTCTTTTTCCTTCGCATGAGCAAGTTTAATCTCCGCCTCTTCGAGGTAGTTACTCGACTCGTTTGCGAACCTGTCGAAATCATTGCCGTCGTCTTTGCCGTCGCTAAGGTCTACAAAGAAAGAGACGGGTCTGCCGAAGAACCTGCAGAACGCCTCTATCTTGTCACAAGAAGGGTTAGAACCCTCCTTCATGTAATTGTTGGGTGAAGAATTGGCACCGCCATTAAACAGTCCGTCAATAACATTCTTCTTACCTACTCTCTTCACTTCCGCGAGAAATCTGTCATGTCTAAACATAAGCACCAAATGTTAAATATTTAAAATATATATAATATTTATGTCGCAAATATATTAAATGCAAAATTTATTTCTTAACTTTGCGCCATAAATTTAAATAATAATTTTTATATATCAAAATTATGGAAACGAAAATTAAGAATTTTCAAAAGTGGTATAAGCGTCTCGACCGTCAACACAGGATAGAAGTCCGCGAGGCATTCCTGGAACAATCAGGGATGTCTTATGCGTCCTGGCATCCGAAGGTTCACAACGGCAAGTTCTCTCCCCTTCAAATAAAACTGCTGGAGAGTATTGCCGGACAGACGTTCTAATATAAAGAGTGGCGGGGCATCTGCATGCTATCAGTTATTAATCCCATTACTATCGCCCCGTCGCTCTACCCATCCCGCTTCAACGTCCTGGGAATGCTTGGCCGGAAACTAGACAAAGCGGAAAGACGCTTGACAGCCGGACAGACGGCTTTAAATGCCCATGGTCACGCCACCGCGGATAAGCGCAACTAACACTGGGAAATAAGTCGGGTTCGACTCCCGACATGGTCACGCTCTCGCAAGCCTACCAAAACCTCGAATGATAAGTCACTTTCCACGGCCCGTCCCGCCCCGAAATCGCAAGAAAGTAGGGGCACTTTTCAAGAGAAAATCAAATGGAAAAATTACCGATAACAGACAGAATATGCGCCACTTGTGTATTCCGCAACGACAGGAACGTCGGAGGATGCTACCTCTGCAGGGTGAGTGGCAAGCCTGTTTGTAACTTTGACACATGCAACCATCATATATTCAAATAAAAATGAAAGTACAAGATTTTGAAAACAGAATCCCTCACGACGTGCAACTCCTGCACGTGCGTCTGGCTAAGAACGAGGTGCGGATAGCACTCGCTCGCAATGGTAATGAATCCATCGTATATACTGCCGTAAACGACAACATCAAGGTCTTCACAAGACCATTCCCGGACGAACGGCAGACACCTCTCGAGATTGTCGATTACGACATGAATGATTCGGATGGCATGCTTAATAAACTCAATGGCATCCTATACCGCGAAGAACATATAAGATACAAATTACTATGAACAAAATCAAGGTATTCTTCACAAAGGGCAGTAAAGTGTCACCCACCGAGGAACTGACACTCATCGAGGCGTTCAACAAAGGCCGCCGCATCGCCACAGAGAACAACGCCAGTGTCACGATTAACATCTACCTCCCGTCGTTGCCCCAGGCAAAGAAGTTCCTCACCTACGACGGCAAGGGATACATCAAGGAAATAAACCCACAAATAAAGTTTGCGTGATTATATGGGATTATATACATGGAGGACGTTCTTCAACCCCTTTGCCTTAAGGATTAACCATTATGAAGAGGTGATGGTTGAATTTGAGGACAAACCAGTTCATACTCGTGGAGATTACAAAGTGTATGAAAGAGCAGGCAAATACTTCACTTGCTACTGCGGCATCATAATTGCGCAAACTACCAAAGTTCCCAGAAATTTAATAGAATCGCTTGCGCATGGAGTCGAGCCTTCCGGAACAGAGAAATGGAGGTACCGCAGTGCACAGAAGGCCTTTAAAGACGGACTCAAATTGGAGGCTAAAATTGTCCGAAGATTAATGGAGCAAGGTTCGTAAATTCGCAGCGTAAAGAAATCAACCATGATAAAAAAAGAGACCATCTATCAAGCCACCAACGGTGGATTAGACGTTTTTCGCCTCCTCTGGGACGACGCAAAACGGATAATCGACAACGGTGAATACCACAAGAGTTTCAAGATACGTCCAGACGAGCGCACAGGCTCTGCCCATCTTAAGCAAGTAGGGCAAGGGGCTGAGCAGCATTGGGTGGCAACAGACTTCGGAGACGACGGGCTGCCCAAGAACTGCTTCGACTGGGTAATCAAAGAGCGCAACCTTCAGGGCTTCAAGGAGGCAGTGGCGTGGATAGTCACGGAACTGAACCTCGATGTCGACGACATCAAGCCCGAACGCAACAAGCCGCTGAAGATAGAGAAAGTGCCTACAGAGGCACCGGAAGGAACAGTGCTCTACGAACTCCGCGACAACGACACCTTCACTAAGCGAGAACTCGAAGTGTTCGGGGAACTCGTCACGCAAGAGGTGATGGAGTCGCTCAACTGGCACCCCGTCGTATGGTGTGGAGTAGCCAAAGGTGGCATGGTGACAAAGGCATACTCATGCGACGACTACCCCATCTACGCACGCGAATGCAAGTGCGGAAAGCCGGGTGACAACAAACCGTCGTTCTACAAGATTTATAAACCGCTGGAGTTCAACAAGGCTTACCGCTTCATGGTTGCAGGAAAGCGCGAACGCAGTTACGTCAACGGTCTCTACGAACTGCGAGAGGCGTACGGTAAGTTCCAGAGACAGCAGGAACAGGAATTCGATAGCGACCCCACCAACGAGGGGAAAACTCTCGAGTACAAGCGTTTCAAGGCTGCCGTAATGGCAAGCGGAGAACGTGACTGTGCCGCTGTCAAGGCTCTTGGCGGTTTTCCCATTTGGCTCAACAGCGAGACCGATGAACTGGAAGCATGGCAGGAGAAGCAGATATTGCAGTGCGCTGACGTCATCTACAACATCCCCGACAAGGATGAGACGGGCATGCAGCGTGGCAGATACCATGCGCTGCGACACCTCGACATCCGCACGGTGTGGCTGCCTGACTACTTCCAGAAGTATCACGACAACCGCCACCACTTCCGCAAGGACTTCAAAGACTTTACAGAGTTAGTGGAGGACTGCCAGGCGACATTCAACCGCCTGCTCGACCAAGCATTGCCGGCAACGTTCTGGAGCAAGCAGACGCTCAAGAACGGAAAGGAAAAGTACGAGGTCAACTCCGTGTCGCTGCTCTACTTCATGCGGCTAAACGGATACCACAAGTTGCGCGATCGAGAGAGTGGTGAGACGACATTCGTCCGCGTCGATGGCAACGTGGTGCGTCGCGTAACTCCTTCCGACATGACCGAGTTCCTCATTCGATGGTCACAGGGCAAGGAGTGCATCCCTGGCTATGCAGACAAAAGGTCTGAAGTGCAGCCGGTGGCGGTGCAAAATCTTATCATCGACTCGCCTAAGTGTTCCCCATCAGCGCTCGAGAAGGTGGATACAGTAGAACTCGACTTCACCAACTACACCTCGCACGCACAGTTCTTCCCCTTCCGCAATGGCACCGTCAAGGTGTCAGCGTCCAACATCGAGTTCATACGCAAGCAGGACGCCGCCAAACTGAAGTTCTATGTATGGGAGGACCAGATAATCCCTCACGACTTCAAACCCCTCTCCCCGATGTTCGAGTGCAAGAAAAAGTGCAACGATGACAACGAAGACAACTGGGAAGTGTTGTTTCCTGAGGAGAAGCACCGCTCCAACATTCTCGGGTTCCTTATCAATAGTTCACGCCTGTACTGGCGCAAGGAGATGGAAGCACCGTTCGAGGACGCACCGGATGCCGACAACCTCAGACGCACTTACCGCCGCGAGCATAAGTTCGAGATAACATCCCCTGCGCTGTCTGATGAGGAAAACGCAAAGCAGATGCGATGTCTCGCCAACAAACTGTTCATCATAGGTTACTTCGGCTGGGGATACAAGCAGCAGTCACGCTCATACGCTGCGTTCGCTATGGACTGGAAACTCGACGAGATGGGAGAGGCGAACGGTGGAACCGGAAAGTCATTCCTCTTCGAGCAGGTGTTGCCGAAAATCATCAACTCGACGAAACTCGACGGCAAGCAGAAAAACGTGGCGGACAACAACTTCAAGTTCGCAAGCGTCACACGCTATACTCGCATGGTGCTTGTCGATGACCTCTTCAAGGACTTCCCGTTCGAGACTTTCTACTCGAACATTACAGGTGGACTCACCGTCAACCCCAAGAACTTGAACCAGTTCTTCATTCCCTTCGAGCAATCGCCTAAGTTCGCGTTTACCACGAACTATGTTCCTAAGATATTCGACGGGTCATCAGACCGCCGCATGCTCTACATGGTGAACTCTGACTACTACCACACCGCAACGCAAGGTTCTGACGAGTATCACGAGACTCGCACCATACGCGATGACTTTGACAAGGACCTCATGGGTGGCGATTACAGCGAGGAAGAGTGGAACGCTGACTTCAACCTGCTGCTGCAGTGCGTCAAGTTCTACATCTCACTGGCACCATCAGGCGTTAAGATACAGCCGCCGATGGACAATATCATGTTGCGCTCGTCACGCATGACGATGGCGGACAAGTTCACAGAATGGGCTTCGGAATACTTCTCTGTCGATAGCAGAAGACTCGACGTGCTCGTCGAGCGTGACGTGGCCATCAATGACTTCCGCAACAAGTACAACATGAAGGACATCACCACCAACATGTTCTACCGCAAGATGAAAGCCTTCGTCGCATGGTGTTCCTACACAGACGAATTCAACCCGAAGGAACTGTGCGCCACATCGAAGCCAGGACACATCCTCCGCCGCAAGGAGAGCATGTCAGGCGGTGCCGGAGAACCCACCGAATATATCTACATACGCACCAACCGCGAGGCTCTGGAGGCGCTCATACTGCAGAACGATGCGGACCAAGCGAAACTCAACAACGTTCCTCTCGAGGGCGACAAGGATCCTCACGAGGATAGTGACTTTGCATTCTAACTTAAATACTATTTAACATGGCTGCGCACGGGTTCTCACCTCGGATATGAGAAAATGGTATAAAGAGCGCAGGCAAAGCGAGGTTCGACTCCTCGCGTGCGCACAAACATCTTCCACCTGCATGAGTTGAGTAATATTCTGAATTTCTCTTGATTTATCTTTACGCCGCGTCGTGACGATGCGATTTATACTGTTTCAGGAAGGTGTTTTCCAGGGCGGTGTTGCACTTTGCAACACCGCC